CAGCACCCGGCTCTCGCGCAGGCGCTCGGCGTCCTTGCGGTTCACCTTGCCGCTTTGCGCAATCTCCTGCGCCACCCGGTCGGCCGTCTGCAGCGTCGAGGCGGCCACCGGCTCCGGAACCCCGCCCGAAAGCTGCACTTTATCATACGTGTTGACGATCCGCCGCCGCCCGCCGTTCACCGAGCTGAGGTCGAGAATCGTCGCCGCATTCGCCCCGCCGGTGACGTACGTCAGGATGCCGTTGGGCTTGTTCGTCCCGTTGCCGGAGACGAAAGCGACGCCCTCCTCATAGGCGAACTCCGTCTGAACCTCCCCGGCAAGCCAGCTTTCGAGATCGAGTTCGCTGTCGTCCAGGATCGTCTGCGTCGCCGCCGCATTGGCGTAGAGTTCGCCGAACGCCCAATTGAGCGATGCGAACGCGGGGCCGGACGTTTCCGGACGGGCGGCGGTTTCCCCCACCCAGCCAGAGGCCGTGCCACGGTTGTTGTAGAGCTTCGAGAATCCGCCGGTGCTGATCGATTGCACCTTGCAGATGCGCCGCATCGGAGATTCGATGATCAGCTTGTCCGTCAGGGTGCGGTCCCATTCGACCGGCGCGGTGTACCCGCCTTCGGACGCCGTGCCCTTCGTGAGGGACGCCTGGACATCGCCCTTGCGCATGTGCGCGGCGAAGGCGGCCGAATATTCCGCGTCGCGGACCTTGCGGCCCTTGTCGTCGGAAATGCCGAGGCTCGCGATACGCTGATTGGCCTGGTCAAGAGCGGCCTGAAGGTCGCCGACCGCCGAGTTGATGCGCTCCACCTTCTCGTTCGTCACCACGTCTTCGCGGCCCTTTTCAATTGCCTTGAGGCGGGTGTCGTTTTCGGCCTTGAACGCCTCGAACGCCGCGTTCAGCTTGGCGAGAATGTCGGTCGGATTGCCTTCGGCGCGCACCAGCGAGACGCCACGCGCATTGCGCTGGCTGTTGTGGATGGTCATGTCCTGTTTCCTTATCGCGAATTGATGGTCTCAAGCAGCCGCAAGGCCGCCTCGTGGAAGCCAGCGCCGGGCATGGCCTGACCGGCAGCGCTCGGCGTGCCGGAAATCTCGCGCAACAGCCGCTTCCGCTCGGAACGCGGAACGTGCAGCTTCGCAAGAAGAGAATCGACGCGCGCCTTGGCGGAAAGACCGCCCATCGCGTGCGCCTCGGTATCGTGCTGGACAGCGGGCATGACTTCGGTCGCAAAGCCCTTCTCGACCGCAGTATCAGCCGGAATCCATGTCTCGGCGTCCATCATGGCCGCCACATCTGCGGCCTTCATGCCGGTGCGCGCCGCGTAGATGCCGGCCATCGCCTTGTCGAACGGCTCGAACAGGGCGGCGGCGGCGATGAAATCGTGTCGGTTGCCGATCACGGCTCCCCATGCGTTGTGGATCATCAGGAACGATCCCTGCCCGATAGCGATCTTGTCGCCCGCCATTGCGACGACCGACGCGGCCGATGCGGCGAGCCCGACGATCTTGACGCTCACCTCGGCGGGGTGCTCGGCAAGCTGGTTGTAGATCGCGATGCCGTCGAACATGTCGCCACCGGGCGAATTGATCGCGATCGATACCGGCCTGTCGCCGATATTGCGCAGGATCGCGGCCATTTTCTTCGGTGTGAACCCGGCGCCGTCCCATGTTTCGCCGATTTGATCGAAGATCGCGATCTCTGCTGGATCGTCCGACGCTGCCGCGCTCGGCAGATCGGCCCAACGCTCCAAGGCGGACGACGGTGCGTCCCATTCGACGCATCCGGGCCGCACGAGCCCGTTGACGCTAGGCGGCTTGCGAAGCGACATTCTGTTGCCCCTGTATCTGTTGTGCGGGCTGCAAACCGCCGCCGTCCGGCTTGCGAACCAGCCCTGTGAGATCGCGGACTTCGTTCGGCTCCATCCACGGCCTGTGACCGCCGGCGCCCAATGCCCGCGCGAAAAACTCGCCCTGATCCTTCATCGAGCCGCGCAGCAATTCGCGCTCATCGATATCTATCCTGTATTGCTTGCGTTCCGCACGGGACAGAAGCGACCGCGACACGGCCTGCTCCCAACACGAGAACAGCGGCGACATGCCGAACCTGACAAATAGCGTGGCAAGCTGTTCGACGCCGGAGCCCCACGACGTATCGTCAAGGCCAAGCAGCGGGCGCGGCACCCCGAAGAAACGGGCGATATCCTCGACCGCGTGCCGCGCCGTTTCGATCATTTGCCCATCGCGAGGCGAAACCACGATGGGTTCGGCCTTCATTCCTTCGTCGAGGATGAACCAGCCGCCCGCACGGCCCGGCCCGGAGAATTTTTCCTCCAATTGCGCCCGCATCCGCTCTTTCGTCTCTTTCGAGAGTTTCTGCGGATGGGTGAGCGCGCCAGTGGCCGAAACGCCCGTTCGGTAAATCCGCCCGAGCGCGTTACAGGTGTCGGACGACAGATGCACCGCGTCGGCGGCCAGCTTGAGGATCGAAACACCGGACACGCCATCGATCGATGTGTCGAAAACGTGCAAAACCTCGTCTTGCTTGAGAACGACGGAACCGTCTTTCGTCGCCACCGCGTATTCGATGGAACCGTCGCTCATCTGACGCGGCGACACCGCGCCGGGGTCAAGCGGGACAAGACCGGCGATCCGGCTTCCTGTCCTGACGATCCGGGCGTAACCATCGCCATGCGTCAACATGCGCACGGTCAGAAGCTTCTTGAACGTATAAGCCGACTGACTAAAATTCGGCTCGTCGCATAGGATCGGCCACAACGGATGGCCAGTCGCCTCACGCGTGAACTCGCCGTTCTCGTCCCGCTGCAAGAGTCGCATCGGCAACATGCCGAGCGTCGAAGAAATGAGCGAGACGCAGCGATAAACCGCCGCCGTTTCCAGACTGGCCCGCGTCGATGTCCCTCCCATCCTGACGTATTCGAGAAATGCCGGGTCGTTCATCGACGCGAACGACTGGCCCGCCGCCTGCGGCTTGCCGAACAGGCGTCCGAGCAGGCCCATCAGACGATCACCAGCGATTCAGCCTCATACGCTGACGTGAACGGGATCGGTTCCTGCGCTGTCGCCAGCCCGACCGCCATCGCGAGCGCAACGAGAGGGTCAATGCGCGTCGTCGCGCGGCGTTTCGAGAACCAGCGGTTCCCGAACGCGTCCTCTTCGATCGTGGCGCCCATGATGGCTGAAATGGTCACAGGGTTGGTCCTGATCCTGATCCGTCGTTCGAGGATGAGCGTTTCCAGCGTCGCCAGACTGCCCGGCATCCAAAGCCCTTCGGCTTCTCCGCCCGCATCACGCGCCGCCGCGATTTGTTCTTCGGTCGGTTTCGCCCGCCGCTTGCCGCCCTGCGGGTGCTCGAGAACCGGCGCCGTGACGCCCGCCTCATCCAAGGCAGGCTCGAAATAGCGCTTGAATGCATAGGCGTCGTAGGCGATGCCGCGCAGATCGAATGCCGCGCCGATTTCGGCGACACGAGACGCCAAAAAATCCATGCGGATCACGTTGCCCGGCACCGTATTCAAGAGACCCTGAGCGATCCACGCGTCGTAGGGCGTATGATCGCGGATCGCCCGCTCCGTCGCGGTCGCTTCCGGCGTCCACGTCTCGACCCAGGCGTCGTAGGTCGCCTTGCGGACCGTTCCGCCTTCCGGCGCGTCCATTTCAACGCCGTCCGTCTCGACCACAAACGCTATGGCCGACAAATCCTTCGTCGCGGACAGATCGGCCCCGGCATACACGGCCGCGCCCTCGTGTTCCGTCTCCGGATCGAAATCGTCCAGAACGCTTTCCAGCGCCGCGCGACCCATCCACGCGCTTTCAGCGTCGGTCCAGACGCAGAAATGCAGCCGCAGAATGTTGTTCAGCTTGCCCGGGATCGCCTTCGCCTGTTTCACGACAGAGGCGAGATAGTCCTCTTTCACGGTGACGCCGAGAAGCGGGTTCGCCTTCGCCCAGCACGTCGGATCGGCCAGCGGATCATCGCCGGGGTCGAGCGAACACACGAACGAGAACGTTTCGTCGTCTATCGGTTCGCCGACGTAGGTGAAAGCCTCATCCGGGGTCCGCGTTCCGGCGGCGACGCGCACGGCATGTTGATGCTCGCCCCAACAGACCGAGTTTCGGTCAAACCCGGCGTTCGTCGCCATGACCAGCAGCGGTTGGCGGCGCCACTTGAAGCCGCGTTCCAGCATTTCGATGACGCGGCTGTCCTTGTGCTCGTGAATTTCGTCCACAAGCGCGCATGACTGGCGCGGGCCGGACTGGCCATCCTCCGATGAGATCGGCCTGAACCAAGACGACGCCCTGACGTAGGCCAGATTCCATACCGGATTACCGCCCGACTTGGTGATCTTGTCGGCCAGCGCCGGGCTTTGATCGACCATCGCCACGGCGTCGCGGAAAAGGACCATCGCCTGATCCTTCTTCGAGCCCGCCGCATAGACTTCCGCACGCGCCTCGCCGTCAGCGACGAGGCAATACAGGCCGATCCCGGCCATCAGCGGGGATTTCCCGCTCCCTTTCCCTTCCTCGTCATAGAACCGGCGAAATCGCCGCGTCCCGTCAGATTTCTTCCAGCCGAACAGCGACCCGATCCGGAACGCCTGGCTCGGATGCAACAGAAACGGCCGGCCCTCGAACTGGCCCCCGTTGAGTTTCAGCACACCCTCGAAAAACCGGATCGCGCGCTGCGCCGCCGGCAAATCCCACGTCAGCCCGCGCCCCGGACCACGGTCCAAATCGTCAAGATGACGACGTGCGGCGTTCCGGACGTGTGGTCCCGCGACAATTGCGCCAGACGCCACGTCGCGCGCCCACGCCGTCGCCCGGTCGTCAGCCGAAGAACTCGGCGGCGGGGTCCGCTTGCTCGTCTTCCCCTTCGCCATGAACCCTCGTGCGAGCGCTCGGCGTCATGCCGAACTCGGTCAGCCACGCCCGGATACGCCGATCTGCATCGGAAACGACCGCAACAGCCGGATGAGCGCGGACCATTTCTCCGCCCGTCGCGGTCGGCGTCTTGTAGTAGTTCGACCCAAAGGCTTTCAGCGTCGCCCGCGCCGCCAGATAGTCGGCATACGCCTCGCAAAGCTGCTCCAACGCCAGCGCGTCTGGGCGCGTCAGCACACCCATATCGTCAAGCAGCGCCGAAACGTATCCCCACGTCTCCCGCGCCTTGTCCGACAGGTGCGAAGGCGGCGAAACACGCTCACGTCGCGGCTTCGGCTCCGCCTTGTTCAGCGCCCGCTTTCCGGGGTTGCCCTTCACCAGCTTTAAGGCGGTGGGCGTAGGTTTTC